AGGCCGGCATTCCAGCGTGCCAGGATGTCAGTCCAACCAAAGATGCGAGTATTCTGCGAAGAAGTCCAAGTGCTCATGTCAGGACCAGTTCAGGGGCCGGTCTGGCCCGTCAACTTTTTTTTTCTCATGCCTCACGAACCTCTACAACAATATCATCAACAGAGTCAAAAGACTGTTCAAAACTCGGCGTCCAAGTTATTCCTGTGGGTCCCGTATACTCCACTGTTCCTGTCGAGGACGTGTCATCTTCGCTAGAGCCAGTTGTCCCCGATGGTCCTGTCATGATGAGAGGGAGCCCAGTAGGGCCTGTCGGCCCAGAGGGTCCAGCTGGTAGGGACAGTCCAGGGCGCATGGTTCTTCCTCTCATGGGGAACGGAGTGCGAGAACCCGCTCCAGCCAACCTCTCCTCTAACTGTCGTATTCTCTCAACCAGATCCGGTACTTGCTTTCCAAGCTCCTCCTTTACCTTCAGATCAATGTTCGGTGAAATAGCATCACCCCAAATCTTTTTCTTCTGTTTCATGAATACTGTAGCATCTACTGCCAGTTGCTTGAGTCGGCTATCTGTATTCTTAAAGATGTGTGTATGCTCTACTCCATGGGCAATATCAGGCCTCTTTAACATCGGCACAGACTCAAACTCCTTCTCAAATTCAACAATGATTCCATCGGGAATGGGAGGAGATTGCTCAATCAAACGATCTAACTCGGCTCGAGCAATACCTAGGAAATCAGAACAGTCCAGTCTCTCCATGGGGCTCAGGGCAAGTTCCACCGCAATCTGGCGTTGAAACTTTCCCCATGCAATACTTGCTACACGATTTGACTCGGAGTTCTGGGCATACCGGAAAAAGTTGCCAAGAGTCGTGAGAATCCCTGTAAAAATGGAGACACTGCCTATTCCAATCTGTGCGTACTTTTGACCGGTTGGATTGTCTCCTACCAAGCTGTTCATCACGAAACTGGCTGACCCGGTGAGAGTAGATAAGACAATTACAGGGACGGTGATGAGCATATTATTCATGCTCATCCTCTTTTCACATCGGTCATGCATCCATCGATAACATGCGGCCACGTCGGACCAGCCGGCCATTAGCTCTTCTTGCTCCTTTGTCCATCCGTTATTCGGCCGTGGTGGGCGGGGTGGTGCAGCCGCCCCGTCGATCTTCGTTGCAGGGGACTGTGATCTCGATGGCGGCGAAGACATTCTTTTAGAGGTTGGGAGAATCCCTTAGACCACTTGCGGCTCACCACGTACGGGTCACCGCTTCCGCTCACCGCTCACCGCTTCCGCTCACTGTGTTTGGTTAGACCAGTCGACAATGAGTGCCCCATCCTTGATGTAGATAGATGACACATGAATCTTCAGTTTTACAGATTCAACCAGAGAATAGTGATATACCTGGTCAAGGGTAATCGGATACCTAAGTATTTTATTGTTCCGCATGTAATTCTCTTCTAGTATCATTGCCACTACTTTCTCTGCCTCAATGTTAATAATGGAATGGGCGTAAAGTAAGGAAAAAGTGGGAAGGTCCATTCCCTCAAGATGTTGAAGGGTAATCATTAGTTCTTTTGTAACTAATAGGTTTAAGCAACTTCTGCAAATACATAGGATAATGTTACCCAGTGGATTTAATGGTGTAAGGTACCGTTTAACCGATAACTGGTTTGAACACCTTGATCTTAGTAAGTTTAATAGCAGACCAATTACTTACTTAGAGATAGGGGCTTTTTACGGTGCAAATGCTATCTCTGTGGCAAATACATATGGCTCTCACCCTGATAGTACACTATATCTCATAGATCCTTGGGAGGATTATGACGAGTATCCTGAATATAAGGGACAACAGCCTCACGTATATTCTAATTTTCTTAATAATATCAACGCCTCTGGTCACAAAGAAAGGATACATGTTCGTCGTGGATATTCACGAGATGAAATTCCTAAGTTCGATGATGAATTCTTTGACATGATATATATTGATGGAAATCACGAGCCAGAGTATGTATTAGAGGATGCTGTTCTTACCTTCAGGAAACTAAAAAAGGGTGGGGTGATGATTTTTGATGATTATGGGTGGGGCGGGCCAGACCTTACAATGCGTGGGATTGATGGGTTTCTTTCTGGCTATTATAAGCGTGTTAAACGTATTGGTCTGAAAGATGAGCAGCTCTTTGTTGAGAAGCTCAGGTAATCTCGTGAATCAAGTCTGCATGAGTCTTAAAGTTTGCAAATATGTACCTTAGTGTCTTCATCAAGTCGTCCCAGAAGGTATACCTGCCAGAGAGCAGCTGGTAGGCTCCCCTGACAGTCACGTGCTGAAAGTCATCTGACCTGTCAAAGCCAACCATATAGACCTCTGTGCCACTGATCTTGTACTCGTACAGTTGCTTCGGAGAGGTCCTTTGTTGAATAAATGGGCTGTTCCAGACAATGAGCTTACTCTCATCCTCTCTTACGATATCCGAGTACTTCCCCCGCCTATACCAGCCAGGGAAACACGCAGCCAGGTCGTAGTGTAGCAGTGCGATGTTATCGGCTAGGTCCTCATGTCTTACCCGTGCTCTCTCCTGCTCGTTGTACTGCTCCTCTGTGAGACCCTTGTGGGCTCTCAGAGCAATCTTGTGGAGAATGTCATTCTTCTCTGGCTCGTAGCTTCTCTCGAGGACGCCATAAACTCCCTCGAGGAGGTGACAGAAGCGGTGGACAGGAATCTCAGGGATTGTATAATTCGTCAGGAAGGGGGTAGTCGTCATTCGGGGACCCACTCAGGACCCACGTCGCCCCTTCATTTTTTTTACAGCCAGACCCTTGGCATACAGCTCCTTAGCTCCCTGTGGGCTGAGTGTGGCTACGTTCACATCAGCTGGAATTGACACGAATGTCTTCTTTTGCAGACTCTTCTTATACATATATGGGCCATACTGTCCCGTAGCAAAGACGAACTCACCCACCAGCCTTTGTGCCGCAGCACCCGCTGCCTTCCCCTTTAACCGATCAACCGTCTTATCAATGGTCTCTCCCTCGATGACAGGAATACGGACCTCCTTCCACTGGATGTATTCTCCGTGTGGCCCCCTTTTCTTCAGTATATCTGCGTCATCGTAGCTTCCCAGACGGAGATTTGCAGTGTGTTCAGCAACAAGGCGCTTGGCATCTGTGAGTGTCAGATCACGTATATTTGTTCCCTCAGGCAGTGGGGTGAATACACTATTCACGAGGAGAAGGGGAAGGCCCTTCTTGGAGAGAACTGCCTTGTACCCCTCGCCGAGTTCACAGACCTTTTCCGATTTTGTCGGCGCTGAATCACTACTCCGCAGCCGAAGGTAGATCTCCTTATATGATGCCCAGATATCGGAACAGACCGTCTTCCATGAATCCTTCCCCTCGGCAACTAAGTCAAGCCTCTTTTCCATTGTTGATGTGAAGGAGTAGTCAAACAGCCGAGAGAAGTCTTTCAGGCACATATCGAGCACCGATTTCCCCAAGGCGGTCGGTTTGAGCTTCTTCTTCTCAACGCCGACCTTCCTCTCCTTTGAGACTGTAAGAGGGGGCCAGGCCCGAGGGGATACCGTGTGGATCAGGTATCTTTCTACTAATCCAGGGCTATCATGGACTTCTACGTACTCCCTCGAGAGTAATACGTCGATAAGTGATGCAAAGGTTGACGGTCGGCCAATTCCACAACTCTCCAACTCACGTACAAGGGTGGCCTGGGTGAACCGAGGGGCTGGTGTACTGTGCTTCGGTGCGCCAGTGAGATTCTTCCACTGTATCTTCTGCCCCTGCTTCATAGAGTCGAGATCGAAGTCTTCTTCTACATCGACTTCTGCATCTGAAGGAGAGTCAATATTCACCTGCTTTCCAAGAATCTGCCATCCCTGGAAGAGGGTCTTGGATCGGCTCGTCGACCATGAGAAGGCGTCAGGATCAGAGTCGAGGGTGAACTTAACCACCCTTTTTACACCTGTCGCTGGGGCCATGGCTGATTGCATACTTCTCTTCCAGATGAAGGCGTACACCTTCTTCTCGACTGCCGTGTACTCGTCTCCTACTGAAGCGAGCTCCATGTGCGTTGGACGAATTGCCTCATGGGCTTCCTGGGCGTTTGTGTGCTTTGCCGACTTGGAACCCATAAGTCCAAGATACTTCTCTCCATAGGCATCCTGAATCCACTTATGTGCTGCTGTTACTGCCTCAAGAGACATCACTGCAGAATCGGTTCTCATATATGTGATATGCCCTCCCTCATATAGTTTCTGGGCTATTTGCATGGTGTTCTTTGGATTCATCCCATAGACTGCTGAGACCTCCTGTTGCAGGGTACTTGTAATAAGGGGTTTAGGGGCGGCCGAGCTCCAGGTCGAATCTTTTACCGAACTAATAGTTGCATCATTCGATGTGTGGACATTCTCCAGATAATTCAGCACCGACTCTTCATCACTGAGTTCATCTTCCATGGTGCCTCGCACGGTGCCATGACTATGTCCAAGGTCGGCAGTAAGGACCCACGCAAGACTATAGACGTGCGACTCAATCGTGGTTTCCCGCTCATGGACGAGTCGTAGGGCAGGCGTTTGACACCTCCCTGCAGAAAGTCCCCGCCCAACGAACTTCCAGAGAAGGGGTGAAATGGTGAATCCAATCATCATATCTAGCACAGACCTCGCCTGCTGGGCGTAGACCTTGTCCATATCGATCTTTCTAGGATTTGCGATTGCCTTCTTCACTGCCCCCTCCGTAATCTCGTGAAAGACGGAACGGGGAAAGGATAACGGGTCCTTCTTAAGTAAGCAGGCTACCGAGTAAGCTATTGCTTCACCCTCTCGGTCATCGTCTGCGCAAAGATACACGGTCTTAGCCTTTTTTGCGGCATCCTCGATGGCCTTCATGGTGGCTGCCTTCTCCTTCATGAAGGTGTACCTTAGGGCAAAATCTGAATCTAGGCCAATTGCACTGAGATCTTGCTCGAGGGTCCGAATGTGTCCCATGGTGGCCAGAACCCTGAATGTTGGCCCCAGGAAGGAGGCAATCTTTTTACACTTTGCTGGGGATTCAACGATGACGAGATTCATGTGGGACTGTTATATGTGGCGAATAAAGGGTCAACTTTTCAGAAAAAATTGAACTCTTATTCTGTGCTTGAACGAGTCCCAATGAACTTTGTTTATGTTCTTATTGAATCTGAGGTAAACCCTGTGGCATTTGCAAATTTTGCAGATGCCAAAGCGTCTGTACTAGAGAGATACAGAGAAGAGTTGGATATAGAGAAGGCACAAGGATATCCTATGGCCTCAGATGTCGATGTGGAAGAGAGTGCAACGGGTGTGACCTACCTTTACATCGAGAAGGGAATCCATATCTATATTCATAAGCTCTGTATCAGGTAACTTAAACCTACTTGAAAAGACAATTCAGATGAATAACAGCATTATTATCGACAGTTCACTCTGCAGAACAACACTTTGTGAGTATTGCATTCTTGCAGGCACAGATAAAAGCCCATTTACTGGAAATGGTGGGCATAGGCATCCGTACAGTACCCCATACTCGCTTTTCTTTGAGCCCCTGAAAAATAAACCAATTAAGCTCGTGGAGATAGGAATCTTCCGTGGTGCTTCTTTATTAGTATGGAGGAACTTTTTTCCTAGAGCACGTATCTATGGGTTCGATAGAGATCTCGATGCGATGGAACATGCTAGGTCATTTAATATGCCTGGAGTATTTATTGATGAAATGGATGCATTAGATCCTCTTTCTATGGAATCGGCTCTGCAAAGGCATATGACCGATGGCGAACTGTTTGATGTTATTATTGATGATGCGCTTCATACGGTAGAGCAACAGGCTGTTACAATTAAAACGTGCATGAATAAACTAAAGCAGGGGGGTCTGTTAATTATTGAAGATATCTTCCGAGATCAGGATCATGAGCCTTATATTAAGGTTATGGAGGAGGTTAAGGATCTCATTTCCTTTTCAACCTTTATTGTCTGTGATCATGTGGATAGGTACTCACCTGGATGGAATAATGATAAACTTCTGGTAATTGTTAGGGCGTAGGGGGATAACTGCGTTCATACCTAAGGCATTTTTACACAGCTAGGTAGATGAGAAGAGTACAGAACAGTACGCCGATCACAGATTTCGGGGGGAGGAAACAGATCAGTTTCGATGCACTCTTCTCATCTGATTCCGAGGATGATGTGCCCGTTCAAGCACAGGCGTCACCTAGCCACGCAGTGGCGTCACCTAGCCACGCAGTGGCGTCGCCTAGCAACGTAGTTGCGTCGCCGGCTGGAGCACCTCCTAGTCCCGACTTCCCCTATTGCAGGGAAGATGATCCCATAAGTGTATGGACTCAAAAAGTAACCGAGTCCTTTGAGAAGGCGGGGAAGAAGCAACTTCCTCCCGATTTTAAAGAAAGCCTGGGTCGCCTTAGTTTTTTTCGTAAACCGCAATCGGCTAAGGAGACGCAACAGAACTCAGTACCCAAAGAGGAGACCAGCACGGCCGCCGTACACTCGAAGTAAGTTATATGTCTCCGCCCAAATATACAAGGTATACGTCGGCACAGATGATGTAAGGGTTCCTCTGTACGGCTTGAATGTCAAATCGAGCTCAACCCGTCTAACCTTATCCAAATTAGCATGACCCATTGCATTTGTAATGCCGAATTGTTCATGTTGAGTCCCAAAGGGAATATGATAGTAATACTTGTTATGCCAGGGACTCTTCGTCTGCTCCATTCCTGGGAGAATACTTCTGAAGAGAGCCGGCATATCTGTTGCATATCTTACGAGAGAGCCCTCGTAGAGTAAGGCAATAGATGATAGTGGCTCAGAGTCCAGTACACTGTATGCAGGAATCAGAGGCTGTCTCTTTCCCAAACCCTGTGCATCTGGCCACCACACATTTGACAGTGTGCCAGCAGAATTCATATCCCGTGTAGCAAGAAAGGGTGCATTGAAGGAATCCGCCTCAGGGCGATGAGCCATGAAATAGAGATCCCGAGTGAGATTGGGAATAGGAAGGGGTATCTTAGCATTGGGACCCTTCGTCTCATAAATGAAGGGATAGTGCTGGACAATAGGATATTCAATGTTGGCGAGACGAATCCTACTCGCCTCAGGCTTATCGAGGTATACATATTCCAGTAAGATATAGGAATCAATAATATCAAGTTGAGAAGGGGTTGTAAATGTACTTGTAATACTATTTGACCCGTTGGAAGATATATATGTAAAGGTTGTATTTGTTAAAGGGACGTAGAAGGGTTTGTTATCTATACAGTATAATGACGTTCTAGTGAAATTTGATGCAACAGTGATTCCACTATTTGAACCACTATTTGATCCTATATTTGAAAAGCTGAATGCCAGTGGCGGGTCAGACACGTAGAGGGAATTTAGAGAGGAGTAGTTGATGCTTATCTGCACGGCATCCAGACTTATTGCATCTATAGGTAGGGAAGCTGAAGGGTCACCACGCATGAACCAGAAGGGTAGCGGGGTAATAATTTCCTGATTAGTTGCTGTATGACCATTCGTCATGGCAGTGAACCCATTATCGGCCCGACCTAGCATACGATTTACGGCAGTTACCTTTTCAAGCGGGGTGTGGAACTCATCTAACACTTCCATCAGCCTACCGTCGAGTGTATCAATGGGTTCACCACCAATGGTTAACTCAGCCTGTTGAATAAGTGCGTGGCCTACAGAGTTTGTCCATCCGAAGACTGGCTGCGTCGTAAAGCCTGGTGGTGCAGCGGCGGCGGCGGCATTATAAATGCCCTGGATATCAGGCATCACTGTTACAAGGAAAGCCCGTGTCACCAGATGCCCTCTGCGAGGAATAGTTGCTTTCGCTGTCTTACCGAAGCTCGATTTTCCGTCAAAGTTAAGTCTGAACCATTCGGTAGTGAATCTTCCTGACTTACGGAATACTCTCTGAAAGGTATCTATCTTAGGAATCGCCTTCGGAGGAAGAAGTCTGTCGTCCTGCAAGCCCGAGTATAGGAGGGATAGGAGGCTTGCTGAAGACATCTATCTATCCATGGGGGTTAGTTATAAGTGTACGTATTTCCTCAGAGAAGCAGTAAAAAATGAAGTATCGTGGCTCAATAGAAGCCAGTCCCCATGGATATCAAAGGTATGTCAGGCATTACAGGCATTACAGGCATGCCCCTCGATGTTATCCACCACCACCTGTTTCCTCTTCTCGATCATCCTACGAGGATTCAGATGAATCGCCTTCTCCCTCCCCATGAGAGGAAGTCCACTCGACTGAAGAAGGAGGTTATCATAGAGTTTTCTGCCCTTTTCTCACGAGCAATGATACAGCGGCTCATGAAGACTATGGCCACATCTACACAACGAGTATTCCTTAAGGCCTGTCGTGAGTTCAATCGTAGCCACTTTCACTGCCTCAGACACTTTAACAGCTTTCAGAAGAAGTTCCTGCGCCATATTACTGCCGTCTCTAGCAGGCTCAATGAGCGCCTACCTGCTCCACCTTCTCTCCTACCTGATGCCCCACCACGCTGGGAATTCGTGAGTAAATACATGAAAAAGGAGATTAGGAAGCACATCGACGACTTCTTCATTGCAGCGGCAGCGGCTTTCAACTCGACTGCCCCGAAGATACGGTTCCGTCATGAGTTCAGCGTCATCCTTCCCCACCACACGGTAGTTAAACTACCTGTTTTACCCCCTACTGATTACTCAGCAGTTCTACACAATATCCTCGACGACCAGATGGAAGCCCAGCTTGTGAGAGGCAGGGAACTCATGGCCTTCTGGGCTGCTAGGGGGGATTTTGATTGAGTTAGATACTATAAAGTTTATTAGGAATTAATAGTATAAATATTGATGTGAAGCGTCAGACTATTAATTCTTCTTCCTAAAGACCATAATTGTGTTTTTAAACCAGAATAATGTTGAATCATCCCTTAACTTCGCTTCGGCGTCAGTGTCATTTGTATACCCTAAACTACAGATTTTTGTTTTTATATAATCGTTATTTTGCTCGTTGAAATGACCATGCCCCCCCTGCCCCTCACGTGCCCAACTTAACACTATACCATTTTTGTTGTTTATATGTAAATTATTAATAAAAATATCTTCAAATTTTTTAGGCAAATGCTCTCCTACTTCTAATGACATAACCCAATCAAATTGTGTATCTAATTGTATTGGAATGGATAAATCTAACACTTTACATAAGTTATTTGTTAATTCTGGTGTATTAGGATTACCATCAAAACCTGTAGCATTGATATTGTGTTCTTGAAATATTCTTACATATTCTCCCATTCCACATCCAAAATCAACTACACTATTTGCATTTTCATTTGTAAAAAAACTTATTAAACCATCGCATAGAAAGGAATCAAAACAATGCTGTGAAGCTGCTTCTTTTCCTTCCCAATATCCGTTCTTATGAATACTCATTATATGTATTATATTATATTTTAACTTTAAACTGAATGTAGGACTGTATTTATCATAGATATTTTATAGGACATAAACCATCTCACATATACTCACTAAATGGACTGGTCCTCCCTCCCCATGGATATTGTAGGCGTAATTACATCCTATACAGGAAAGCTGAAGAGGCGTGGCGACTCCTTCGTAAACCAGATTGATGTCCAGTCACCAGCCCTTGCACGGGGCAGGGAACTCATGGCCTTCTGGGCTGCTAGGGGGGATTTTGATTAGGGCCACCAGGCTAAAGCGGGATGACGTATGTTACTTAAGATGTCGGCATGTAGTAAAAATTTTCAATCAAAATTTGCTCTAAGTAACGGTAAAACAATTTCCTTTGACGAGTATGCCCGCATGGAAACTAAGCCGGCCGTTTACTGCATACCAAATAAACATGAACTGATTCCTGTTTTTTGTACGAAGCGGAATCCTCATTTTCGCCACAAGCATTGTGCTGATATGGAGGGAGACCCTATGACACAGTGGCATGCTGAGTGGCAATCGAACTTCCCTATTACAGAAATTCCCTTTAAGAATAACTCTAAACAGTTGCGTGGACGCCGTGCCGATGTCGTGATCCCTCAATTCAAGCGGATTATTGAAATTCAACACAGTAAGATTGAAAGTGGAGAGGTTAATGACCGCATGGCAGACTATAAGGTACACGGGCATTCGGTTGAATGGATTATTGATTCCCAAGGATGTATCCTGGTGAAGAAGCTCGGTGATAGAATTGTTCTCCATTTTACAGAAAATTGGCTTTATGAAAGTTTTCGTGGATGTGATTCGGTATATTATGATATCAATGAAATTATCTATAAGGCAACACCATCACATGTAAAATCTTGTCAGATTGAAGTGTGTGAGCCGATGTTAAAGGTGGACTTTATTAATAATATTAATACGTCGAAGGATCTCTGGAGTACAGGTGAAATGGCACAGTCGCACATCTATGTGAAACAGAAGGGTGCGGGTAGTGGAAAAACCTATGGGATGATGCAACTATTAAACGATGATCCTGAGATATCTAACTTCAAGTTCATTATCTTTATCACAAAGCAACATTCGGCTGTGAATGTAATGGTAAAAGAATTTATGGAACAGTATGTGGATAAAAAGTTAACTAATATTCAATTGGATCAAGAGCCATTTATCGACGGACAATTTAATTATACCATGTATAAGTTTGATAGACAGTACATAGTGCGATATAAACACAAGCTTACAGGTGTTTACACGTATGCTATTTTTGCGACAGTTGACAGTTTTACTAACTCAGTGGGAAGAGCAAATAGCACAGCACATGATACATTTGTTAGTATAGTTCAGTCTATTAAAGAAGGAGTAAGTAAGGTTACTCACTCAGGTAGATTATCGTTTGCTCGAATGGAGACAATGATTAATAAGGAAACACTTATTATGATAGACGAAACTCAGGATTTAATAAAGCTTTATGGAGAGGCATTTTTACAGTTTGTACATTCGACAAACACCAACCTATGCGTTGTTGGTGATCGTCTTCAGAGTCTACAAAACGAGGAGAATGCTCTAACATTTTTACACAATGCAGATATAACAATGACACGTATAGTTAGAGAATCTGCATCTAATGAAATTAGACGGTTCTCTGACCCCCTTCTCTTACGTTTTGTAAATAAGATGATTAAATTTAATGAGTGGGGCTTACCAGAGATGACTCTCCATGAAAATCACGGAGAAAGGGATGACACACTAACTGTTTTTTCTGCAAAGACAATATATGCAAATCAAGACTCTAAGAGTGATGAAGTGGTGCGTGCTGTCTCGCAGATTATGGACTTCTTTGAACGAGAGGTAACAATAAATAAGTGCATTCCTGAAGATTTTTTATTTATTACTCCCTTTACAGGACAGAACCCGTTAATGGATGCTCTCCAACTTGCTATAAGTGAATTTTGGAAAAACACTATGCAAAATAATACTTCTTATATTGAGGAGGTAAAATCAAAACATAAGTACTGGAAGGATGTAAATCCTAATTCTTATACACGATATGCTATATTTCACAAGGCACAGGATGTTGGTTCTATTAATCTTGAAGAGTCTGAACACGCTACTAGAATGGTATCGATCCACACATCAAAAGGGGATGGACGCAAGGTGGTTTTTGTTATTGGAGTAAATGAGTCTTCTCTTCGTACATTTAGCCAGGTAACTAACAATCTTATTTATAATTCCTTTTTGCATGTGGCAATTACAAGGCAAAAGGAACGCCTTTATTTTCGGCTAGAGGAGAACGGGGACGATGTGAATATAAGAATTAAGAATTCTATAGAAGGTGTGTCTGTACTAAGTACTACATTTGACTATCCCAGAAGGGCGAATCAACTATCCCGTCTAGCAGATGACATGTATAGGTGTCATTGGGATTCATTATATGAAAATATTATATGTAAGGTAGATACCTCTCTAGAAGATATTATTCCTAAAGAAAAGGATAATAAAGATAATCTATTAATTGATATGGGTGATCATAATATAAGATATTCATCGATGTTAATAAATATTATGGTACACAGATGTAATTATGAATTTAACGAGACTCTTTCATACGGAAAAAAAAGTAAAAAAACCGTCAACTTCGATATTAACTTTAGCAATATAGAAAAATATGCAGTAAAGGATGTATATACCTGGAAAGAATATATACAGGTATTAGCAATAAATACTAACATTAACTCAGAAAATAAGAAGAATTATAAAAATTCTATAAAATCTGAAACAAAGGAATGTCCCGTAATACCTATGCTATATTTTTCAAAAAATAATACAGATCTTGACTATGATAGATATTCAATAATAATCCGTGCAACGATGGATCGAGTAAGGCGTGAGCTTACATCTCTTAGTAAGGGAGGAAAGTTAGATTATTTTTGTCCAATTGAAAGTGTCATATGCTACTATATGTTAGAGTGTATTCGTAGTGGAAAGTACCAGAAGATAACTATTAATGATGTATATAACATAATTCATTTGTACAGTAAAATCTTTGACCATAGCGCAAGGGGGCACGAGTCTTGTCAGTGTAAGATGCATTTTTCGGCTATGCTATCTAAGATGAATGAGTATGAAATAAAGTGTCATAAATATTTGCTACAGCATTATGATCGAATGAATTATTTGACTAAGTTGTTAGATGATTTTTCGAAGAAATATCCCGAGGTTGTCTGGTTTTACGATTCTTATATTGATTATGATGGACAATGTGATGATATAAATATATATAAGGCATATAGACTGATAGGATATGATAAAGAGAATGTATATGTATTTGATATAAAACCACAATTAACCCATATAAATCATAATGAAACTAAGGTTAGTGGGATTCTTGATACATGGTTAATTTCACATGTATCAGCCAAATATCCAAATTATGCAAACAAAAACATTATATCTTGTGTAATATCTCTTAATATATCAGAGGTGTATACTATTAATTGGACTGAGCATGTGCGTGCAAATTCAGAATATCTGAATAAGCAGATATATACAGTAATTGAACAGACCCATATATCTAAAAATAAATCATACTACAATACCTTTATGAATGTCATAGAGGAAAAGAAGGATGTAAAAGAGGTGATTTCTCACCTGCAGTCATCTTACATAGATGTTGAAACTAAAAAGAATAGAGATATTCCTCAGTATATTATTGAGTTTTGGAAAGTTATGAAAAACAGGCTTGAGGATGAAGATGGAAAAGCTGCTAAATTGGCTCTTCTCTCTGAATATAAGAATGAGAGATATTTTCTTACAAAAATCAATAGATATTTACATAGATCTCTAAATACATTTTTTGGGATTGAAGAGGATGATGAATGAATTATTCCGAAAAGTCCTCGCCATAGATGATCTCGTCGTAGCCCAACTCAGTCCATGCCTGTTCTTGTAGGGCAGGCTTCCCGCCGACCATTCGACCGATCCACACTCCGCAAATTCCCTGGTCAGTGGAAAACTCATTTTTCATCCAGCACTGCGGATATTCATGGAGAAGGGCTTCCAGATATTCGTATACGGGCATATTTCTGTACTCATACGTTACCACAAGAAACTTAGTATCCTTACGGCTCACCTCGGCTTGCGCAAAGAATCGATTCGCTATCATAGTTATCGTCTCATCGCCCTTTAGCATAAGATGAGTTGCCTCCAAGCGATCTAACACATCGGCGGGTCCTCTGATCTGTAACACCTGCGTTCCGTCGACACCCATATAGGGGTAGACTCTTGCCCCCGTTAGGCCTCGCCCTGCTAAAGGCATCCTTCATACCTAAACTAATGGACTGGTCCTCTCTCCCCATAGATATCGTGGGTGTAATTGCAGCCTACACAGGAAAGCTGAAGAGGCGTGGCGACTCCTTCGTAAACCAGATTGATGTCCAGTCACCAGCCCTTGCACGGGTCCGCCACTGTCTACAGAAGAAGGCCCAGATACAACCAACCACACCTTTTACAGAGATGCCTTTTTCCGAGATGAATGGTGTACTGTATAATAATACCTTTTACGGATATGGGTCAGCATCCTTTTGCAGAGATGGGGATACTACATGGTACAAGATTACTGAACCGTGGTATATTTGTGTTAAAGGGGATCCTTTGCCCGCTTTGCGGCATCCCTACTTCAAGCACGTACCTCCGTGGATCTGACTAGACCCTTCGGGTCTGTTCCGCTGCGCTTGAAAAAATTGAACCAGCCACCCCTGTAACTCCATAGTCCCCGCAATGTCAACACAGGTTGAAGCCCCTAACCACGTAATTCTCTCCCCCCTCGCAGAGCAAATGGATCTGACCACCATGGCACCCAAGGAGGCTCTCGCAGCAGGAAAGAATCCTGACATCTTCGTGTTCGACCTCGACTACACGGTCTGGCCCTTTGACTGTGATAAGGATGTCATCGGCCCCTTTTACCGAAATCCCCAAGGAGTCTACGATTCCAGGCAACACTGGGCGAATCCCTATTACGATGTGCCTGCAATCATGGCTACTCTCTATGATGCGCAGATACCCGTGGCCTTCCTCTCCAGAAATCCCAGCCACGCCTCCATTGAAGAGCTTCTCAAGGCTATTCCCATGCAGACCGCTAAGGGCAGACTCTCCCTCTGGGATGCAATGCCTAACCGTAACTACTTTCACGCCTTTAGCACGGTGGGAGCGAACAAGGGAAAGGATCTCCACTTCGCTACACTACGTAAGCTAACTAACGTCGCCTTCGAGAATATGCTATTCTTTGACGACCTCCCGCAGAACATTCACTACGCAAGGAAGCAAGGAACAACGAGTGTAGAGCTAGACCTTCGCCGTGGCCTCACTTGGATGTCATTTCTGAAGGGCCTTACTCTGTGGAGGGCGAGGCATTAGGCAACTAATTCACTAGCCAACTAATCCATATAAATGTGGCTCACCAGTCCGTTCTGGAAGCGTAGCCAGTCGAGCCGTATCACATACACCAGTACTTCCCACTCCTTGTTTGCCTCTCCATCAGGATGTTTGACTGAAAGATTGAGTTTTATACTCTGCAGCTTCGATGCATTTGCTGTCCCTGACGGCTGATGCTGGCCAGGTGTCCTGGCGAACGAATACCCATAAATATAGTCAGCATACGCTGCATACCCGCCAGCATGAGCGTGACAGATGTGCTGCCGAAACCACTGTTCCTCTTTTTGTATGATTTCCACTCCATTGAGATAAATAGATGCCTGGACAAGAAGGGGTCTACGTTTGTTATAGATAGGATCAAATTCAGCCTGGGTGACAGAAGATAAGTTAATGTAATCGCCCTGTATCACATTAGCCTTCCGCCGAACAGCCCAAACAATTTCCTCCATGGGGTGATTTATCTCAAGAGGAAGCTGAACGTTAATTACGTCCTCAGTCGACCCTGTAACACTAAACTTGAGTGGCTCAGTAAAGCTAAAGGTTTCCACCTTACGTATGAGTGTCTCGAAGGGAGACCGAAGAATTGCCTGACGAAGCTTACCGTCAGTGTGTGCTGTATACGTGATAAGCTGAATTCTCTTGAACTGGGGGACACCTACTCCTGTGGTAATGATTCTCGGTATAGATCTTGTACCATCAACCCCCCTGTCAATGATATTTATCGACTTCCCCAGGGGTGTGGGATCGTTTATACATGTATCATCCCTTGATCCAGGTTGTAGTCCACTTGTCACGCACTGCGAAAAGGGACGAAGGGTGATATGGATGCGGACAGACCCCTGCTTCGTTGCAAGAAGAGGAAATCCTTCACTCAGCTTAATGCGTTGGAAGAAGAAGGCGAGAGGTATGCATAGAGAGCCTGATTCTGTAGGGAAGGGACTTGTCTGCGGAGGTAAATAGGGAAACGGCTTTCTTCCTAGGCCATCGACTTGGATTCCGTACTGGGATTGAACAGGCGTCTGAAGACGTCCATATATATTCATAAAATCCCCGTCAATGCGCTCAATGATTATACCATTCACCTCTAACTCAGCCTGTTCGACAATGACTGTTCCAAGGCTGTTTGCGTAGTTCCAAATCATCTGGCCAGGTGCATATACATATTGTCCTGTCTGGAATCGACATATACTTGTGTCATCGAGCCAGTGACCCAATTCAATCTGTAAAAGGGTGCTCATCAGGATGTCGCCACAGCCGACAGAGGGAACATCGAAGGTGAACCTCTGCCCGAAGGAGGTGGGGCCACGAAAGGGGAACTGTTGAATGGAGAGGGAGAGAGGCAGTACCTTTCTGTCGGGAGTAGGTAACCACCACGTTGACTGTGCGTCAAGAGGGAAGAAATGATTATCTTGGAAGTCTCTCGGTGTCTGGTCGATAAGAGTGGTAATATCTGCACCGAAGACTACAGAGTCCATGGGTTCTGCTGCCACAGCGATTAAAAATACTTCGAACCCAACTTAGACAGAAATCCCTAGTACAAGTAATGGAGTCCTTTGTTGGGTTATCTCTTATCTCTGTAGCAATCTATAATATTCCGATGCTCCCCTGGTCATCTCTCTTTGCTCTAAGACCCTGTGGACTGAGGCTGTATCTCATACGGGATCCAGAGGCTCGTTCTCGACTCCAAAAGAAGATCCAGGATCGGTCTAGCATAACCACAGATGATGGAAAGAGTGAAGGTTACTCATTTGGCATCTGCTACTGTGTTCACTTGAGTGACGTCGCCTGGATTCTTGGTACTCGTGCCTCTGTTAAGAAGCTTTTGCGGGAAGATGATGCTCCTGTAGTTATGGTCTAAGGAAAAATGAAGCTAATTCCGCTTGAAGTATGAGTCTACTCATGGCGTGCTCTGGAGACGGTACCTGTTTTCAGCACTGTTTCTGCTTGTGCTACGATCTAGAGACAGACGAAGACCATGAGGTCTGCACATGCGGACATCGTATTCATGTTGATAGATATTGCAGACAGAGCCCCTGCGCATTTAACTGTGTCTTCATGAAATGTAAGAACTTTGATACCTGTGGAATATCTATGCCAAAGTGGGATACGATGAATCATCCAGGTGGCGCACTCGATCTTTGTTTTAACTGTTGGGCATATAAGGGTGAACTGAAGAGGACAGGCGAGTCCGAAGAGTGTCCGATATGCTGTGAAGAGAAGATTCTTGTCGAGCTACAGTGTCATTCTACCCATAAGATATGCGTTGAGTGTTGGACTAAGACAATTGATGCTAAGGCATACCCTTCTAGATGCCCTTTATGTCGTACAAGCATCGGTGGCTGGAAGTTCAACGCCCAAAAAAGTTGAAGGCCCTCCCGCCCCCTGAGCTAAGTCCCTCCAGCTGAAATGTACACTGCTGACATCCTGCACGTTGCTGTTACTCCCATGCCCTCTGACGCTGCTAAGTTTGCATCGGCAGCCATAAGCATTGTCGTCTCAGTTGCTCTTATCTGGTCTATCTTCGTGCTCGAGGATAGGAAGACTATACGTGAGTTCATCACCGACAAGAAGGAGTCAGAGGACGATTCTGAGGACGAGGACGAGGATGAGGAGCAGGCCCCGCCCGACGAGGAGCAAGATGCAGAGGAGGTCGAGCCTGAGGAGATTCCTATGGGTCAGCCTCTTCGTCGCATGTGCGAGTTCGGCTGCTGTCCCTACGGTGAGTCTCTATCCTCCTATTACAGTGGCTTCTCCATCATGGCACTCGAGGAGAGGAAGGACTACTGCGCAAAGCAGCGTGACCTAATTGGAGATGAGTATGCAAAGGCTAAGGATGCATATTACTTCGCAAAGGAGAACTTTGCTGCAATGACTAGCGCATACAATCATGTGATCAACTCTGCAGAGAAGGTGAATGAGCTATACGAGATGCGCCAGATGGATGATAAGCTGACCGGTCACACTAAGGAGGAGATGTACTCGATGCTAGCGGCTGTGCATCAGTGGAAGGCCTTCTGCTACGCCCCAGAGGGCCTGTATCCCTACCAGAAGGAGCTCTGGGAGAAGGTGCTACTCAAGAAGATCTACATGAATGACAACGTAGCCTAAGCGAGAGGCATAAAACCCTAAATTAAATATAAACAAGTCAGGATGCACACCATAGAAGTATATGTAAGAAATCCAGAGGAAATATACAAACTAACCTCTTTTTTACAGAATAATCACTACGCCTTTGCAAATAGGGGCATAGTTCTGCTTGACGAGCCAACCTTCAATGCCAAGTATACTTCCCCACTTCCTATAACACCTTCTCGTGAGTTTGCGACCCTCTGTGGAAAGGAGCACCTGACCCGTGATGGGAAAATTCATGCGAAAGAAATCTTTCTCTTTCTTTCGAATCAATTGAAGAACCCGAATTGTTTTTTCCTAGAGCAACTCATGCAGACAGAGGAGTACCTTGCGGCACTGCCGAAGAAAGGGTTATAGAAAATGTTTAAGGAAGATATATGAACAATC